CGGCGTAAGTCTTTTTCGCAAAGACATGTTCACCGCCGATGGCAAGCGGGCCGTCTGCTGTTCCCACGAACAGGGACTTGTTTTGTGTGTCGATGGCGAGTTCTCCGACAGAAAGACTTACAGGAGAGCCACTTCCGCGTTTGATTTTTAGGATGGGATTGGGCATTTGATTTATTTGGTTGTTGGTTGGTATCAGTCAAAACTGATGGGTTTTCTTGGTGTTATGGGGAAAGTTCAGAAGTTGCCGCAGTCGATGGTTTCGAGCATGAGTCGGTAGGTGTTGGCGGCGTTGTCCCACAGCCATTGGAGGTGTGTATCCTGCGCGTGGTAGATGCGGGCTTCCTTGCCGGGTTGAGGAAAGTTTTCTGCGGTTGGGTAGATGACGAGCGCCTTGGTGTCATCCGGCAAAAGGATCGTGAACTGGGAGAGGTCCAGTTGCTGGGTGATGTTTGTCTCAGTGATCGTCGTCATGCGTAGGTGGCGGTCTCCCGGTTGGTCCACGCGACATTGGTCGCTTGGGCGGTGGCAGTGACGGCTCCGGCGGCAGAAAGCGCGGAGCGGGTGATGATCCACTTGGCCACGGCGGCGGCGGAGCCAGTGGCGGGGATGTCGGAATTGAGGAGCAGTCCGTAGTAGCTGAAGGTGCCTGCGGTGTTGAGGGCGAAGGAGTGGATGAAGTTGTCCGGGTCGCGCTGGGTGGTGGGCGAGTAGAGACCAAGGGCAACGACGACGATTTTCGCGCCGTTCGGGATCGCGGTGGTGAAAGTGATCGTGCCTGCGCCTTGGTTGACGAGGTAGTCGGTGGTGGGTTCCTGCACGACTCCGTTGATCGCCACAATGACATGGTTCGGGTCGCTCGATTTGAGGCCGGAAACCGAGAAAGTGCGGAGAACCCCGTTGCCGGTCAGCGTGGTTTTCGCCGAGGAGAGGAGCGCGGACTGCTGGAGGGTGAGGTTGAGGGTCTGGTTCGGAGCGGTGCCGGTGATTGTGGCCGCAGCGGTCGGGCCAGCGGTGACCGTGCCGATGGAAAGGGAATTCGCGGGACCAACGGGGCCGGTGTTTCCTTGCAATCCTTGAATGCCTTGGATGCCTTGGTCTCCGCGAGGGATGGTGAAATTGAGAACGCGGTTCTCCGGGGTGCCGGTGGCGGCAACGCTGGCATTGGTGCCTGCGGCTCCGGTGGTGGTCGTGCCGACATTGACCGTTCCGGCTGGGCCTTGGGGGAGACCGAAATTCAGAACCGCCGTGTCGTTTGTGCCGGTGTTGGTGACGGTGGGAGTCGCTCCCGTGGGGAGGTTGGTGACCGATCCCACGGTGACAAGGAGCGAGGGGTAGCTAACGCCGCCTGCGGGACCGCCTCCGCTGACCTGCGCGGCATCGACCCCATCGCCGCCATTGCGGGAGGAGACGAGTTTGGAGGACATCCACGCAGGCTTGATCCGGCCTTTGCGCTCGGTGGAATCCCGGCGCATCGCGGGGCTTTTGCCGAGGAGTTCGGTTTCCTTCGCAAGGAGCGCGGCTTTGTTGGCATCGCCGGTGAGAGGAACCGCGAGCTTGGAGGCGAGATTGGCCGTGAGGAGATCGATGAAGAGGGAGTCGAAGAGGGTGACCTCGGTCACTTTCTTGACATATTCCAGCGTGATCGCCGTGCCGAGCCAGACATCCCAATCGGTCGTCCAACTGGAGGTGACGCCGGGTTGCTTGGTCGAACCGGCAACCAGGCAGCGGTAAACCGCGCCGTTGTTGGAGACTGCATTGCCGACCTCGTAGACGCGACCGGTGACCCATGCGGGCGAGCCGGAATCGGCATTGGTGAGGACGAAATTGCCAGCGACTTCCCATGCCGAGTCGCCGGTCGAGTAGTCGTAGTCATTGACCCGGAAGACGCGCAGGCAGTCGGCGGGGATCGCGTAGCGGTATGCCCACTTGTATTCCGGGCGCGGGAGGGATTCGGTGACCGTCGTGGCCTTCATTGCCCATGTCCACGATCCGGCGAGGAGGAGCGCATCGCGAACCTGCGGGTAGAGGGACTTGGCGAGGAGCATCGCCTGCGAGGAGGGGCCGAACTGCTCGGCGGTGCCGACCCGCAAGATCGCTTGGCGGCAGAGTTCGTCCTCGGTGAGCGCGGAGGAGGGGCGCGAGGAGGCGCGGGTCTCGACCGCATTTTTCAATGCGGGCTTCCCGGCGAGGAACTGGAGTTCTTTGAAAAGTTCCTCGGTCTTCATTTAGCGGGCGGCTGGGGCGGCTTGGAAATCCATGAGTTGGGAAAGTTTCATCGCGAGGGTGACCGTGAGCATGTTCACGAAGACCGGCGGGAATTTAGTGGCGTCGGACACGATGGCCGTCGTCTCGATGCGGATCGGGGAAGTGAAATTCGTGTGCAAGAACCCACCGACAATTTCCCAGTTTCCAAAGTTCTCATCCTCGTCCACGCCATTGACGCGAAGCACCTTGAGGGTGGCGCTGGGCAGGGCGTAGCGGGTCGTGTAGCCGAAGGCGGGCGGCGTCCCATCGGCGGTGAGGGAGGATTGGATGCGAGCGAACTGCCAATCGAAGTCGGCGAGGAGTTCGTTGCGCGTCTGGTCAAAGAGACTGGTCGCGATGGCCATCGGCTCCCCGTAGGGCTTGAAGGCTTCGGCGCTGCCCACCTTGAGGATGGCTTGGCGGCAAATCTCGGAGACCGAGTTGGCGGCGGACCCTGCGCGGGGCTTGGCCGATTTCTCGATGAGGATTTGGATGGTCGGGCGGTTGAGAGTTTCCGCTGCGGCTTGAGCAAGCGCGGTGGCGATGTCGGGCTTGGCCGTGAGGGGAAGCGCGATCTTGGCGGCGATCCGGGCGATGAGCGCCTCAACGAAGGGAGGCGGGAATTGCGTCACATCGGTGATGTTGGCCGTGTAGTCGATGATGATCGGCGTTCCGAGGTCGGTGTGCAGGAACCCGCCGACGATCTCCCATTGGCCGAAATTTTCGCTTGTATCGATTTGGTTGACTCGGATGAGTTGCAAGAAATCCGTGGGAATCGCGTAGCGTCTCGCGTAGCCTTGGGTCGGAGCGGTGGCGTTGACGGCGATGCTGACCTGCTTCTTGGCAAAGGCCCACGGGAGGTCCGCGAGAAGTTCTTCCAGCGCCTGTTCGTAGAAGGAATGGGCGAACAAAGCTGGGTGTCCGCCGGTCTGACTTAGCGAGTCCGTGGTTCCAAGACGCATGACGGCCTGCTTGCAGATTTCCGTGGCGCTCAATGCGACCGATGGCCGGATTGGTGCGATTTTCTCAATCGCTTTTGAAAAGCCGGGCTTCTGGAAAACGAACTCGGTTTCCTTGGCAAGGATTTCCATGCGGCCCGCATCGCCGGTCGTCATGGCGAGGCGCATGGCGATCTTGTTCACAAGAAGGTCGATGAAGATCGCAGGGAATCTAGTGATGTCGGTAACGGTCGTGGTGAACTCCGCAAGGATCGGCGAGGCGGCTTCGGTGTGGATGAATCCCCCGACCACCTCCCAGACCGAGAAATTCTCACTGGCATCGACCTCGTTGACCCGAAGCACGGTGAGCGCCCCAGCGGGCAGGGCATAGCGTCTGGCGTAGCCGGTGACGGGGTTTGCTGCATCGGCGGTGATCGAGGCCGAGGTGCGGGCAAACGACCAATCGAACTCCGAAAGAAGTTCGTTGCGGGCTTGTTCGTAGAAGCTGTTACCCAACATCGCGGCTTGTCCGTTGGGCTTGTAGCCATCAGCGGTGCCGGTCTTAAGGATGGCAAGCCGGACGATGTCGGCCTGCGTGCCGATGGAATTGGTGGCGCGTTGCCTGCCGACCCGCTCGGTGGCGTGGAGGAAAGCGGGCTTTTGCAATGTCGCGCCGTAGACCTCGGCGAGTTGGGTGAACAAGTCCTTGCTGCCGGTGAGCGGCATAGCGAGGACGGCGGCGAGTTTGATCGAAAGAAGTTCGGTGAAGATCGCCGGGAACGAGGTGGTCGTCGTGATATTGGCGATGTAGTCGAGCGCGACCGGAGAGGTAAGGTTCGTGTGGAGATTGGTTCCAACGATTTCCCAAGTGCCGAAATTTTCGCTGGCGTCGATATTGCCAAGGCGGATCGCCCGGATGAAGTCAGTGGGCAGGGCATACTGCGTGGAATAGCCGGTGAGCGGGACCGTTCCGCTGGTGAGGGAAACCTGCTTGCGGCAGAATTGCCAATCGAACTCGGCTTGGAGTTCCTCGACCGTCTGCGTGTAGAACAGAGAGCAATACTGCGCCTGCGCGGTCGCGTCCGTGAGTGCGGTGATGTGGGAATCACCGAGGCGGGCGAGGGCGAGGTTGCAGATTTGGATGTCTGTCATTGAGGCGCGGTCAGATCACAGATTGGAAAAGTGGGCGGCAGACATTTCCCGGTCTGCCAGCGGGGTGCAGGCACTTAGAGGACTTCGTCGCAGGCGATCTCGACGACTTTCTTCTCTTCCATACGCACGGCAGCAAGGCTGGCCACGGAACGGATTTGAAGGGAGTGCGAGAGGTCGGGACGCACATCCATCATGGTCTTGAGGCCACGCTCGGCAAGGATGATGCCGCTCTTCACATAGGCGAAGCAGGAGCGGATATCGACGGCCAGCGGGAGCTGTTGGCTGCGGCGGAATTTGAAACCCATGAAGGTATTCAAAGTGCCGTCCACAAGGGCGCGGACCGTGTTGTAATCTGCCGAGGTTGCCTCGACCGTGCGGAGCAGGTCTTGGAGTTGCTTGGCGGACACAACCATGATGCGCTCCTCTTCCTCGTCAACCTCGTTGGAGTCGAAGAGGAACTTCGCTGCGCGGAGCTTGGCGATGGTGAGGCCAGAGTTGGCGACTGCGCCGGACTCGACATAGTTGGCTGCGATCTTCTGGCCTGCGGGCAGGACGGTGGCCGTTGTGCCGGTCACGCCGGTGTAGGCTGTGCCGCCGAGTGCGCCGATAATGATCGAGTCGCAAGTGCGAGCGTAGGCTGCGGCGTGGGACTGAATGATCGGACTTGTGGGAAGCACGACCTCGCCGAGGAACTGCTCATCGAACTCGTCAACGAGTTTGGCGCAGTCGTAGTTCAGCGGGCGAATCCAACGCTTGGCCATCGCTTGATTGCTGATCCGGGTGTCGCCCGAGCGATCCGTGATCTGGGTCATCGATGTTGCGTCGAGTTGATTATAGGATTTCTCCTTACCTTCGATGGAATCGATGGTGACATATTCTTTCAGCTTGCTGTTCTTTTGCTGAACGAGGTGTTTCCAGTTGCTATCGAACTGGGTCGTGTAGTGATCGGGGATGTTCGTCAGAACTCCATTGAGATTTGCCATTTTGGCTCCTTTGGTTTGTGGTGAGTTGGTATCAGTCGAAACTGATGGTTTGTTCTGCTCCCTTCGCTTCCGAGTGTCCCGTGTGGGGTCTTCGACGGCGGGTATTAGGGAGCAGGCTCACAAAGGAGGTGTCTGCTCTGACGAAGGAGTGTGTAGCACACTCCGTGGTATCAGTCAAAAATTAGCGGGGCCGAGAATCGAACTCGGGATTCCAGATTATGAAACTGGTGTGATGCCTCTTCACTACCCCGCAGATTTTCATCCCTGCTTGAGCAAGGAGGTGACGAGCGCGGCGGCTTCGCGGTCGCCTTCCATGTATCGCTTGTGCCAAGTGTTGTCGGGGTTCGACATGATGTCCTTGGCGCGGGCCGCGCCGGTCATAAACTCGGTGCCGCCCATCGAGCGACCGACCTTGTCCTCGCTCATCATTTGCGCCATGCGAACGAATCCACGCACGACTTCGGGATCGGAAAATCCATGCGAGTTTGCATCGACCCCGGCGATCTTCGCGGCCTGCTTCGCAAGTCCAATGTTCTTCCCGAAATCATTTCCCCACTCCTTTTGGAGCGTCTGCACAGCCTCGGTGCGTTGCTTCTCGTAGGTGGCTTGGATCGCCTCCAATTTGAACATTTCGGTCTTCGCGTGTTGCGTGACGAGTTCCTTCATGGCCGATGGCGGGATGCCGTGCTTGTGAGCGATCTCGGCATACGGCTTCGCCATGTCGTCGCTCCATGTCATCCCCTCGGGAAGTGTCTCCGGAGCGAACTTGTATTCCTCCAGTGAATCCGGAACGCCCATCGCACGGCGGAAAGCGGCGTGTTCCTCGGGCGAGGATTTCTCGTTGGGAACTCCGAGTTTTTTCCCGATGAGTTGATTCGCGTTCGCGAGCGCCTTCGCCATGTCGGGAACGCTTTTGTATTTCGCTAGGGTGTCCTTGTAGGCGGCAGAATCCTCCGGGAGGTTGTTCGTCCATCCTTCCCCGAATGTGCCGTCCGGGTTGACCCAGCCGGTCGAGGGAGTGGAGGGTTGCGTGGTGGTGGTGGTCGTCTCCGAAGCGGCGGGCGCTGCGGCGTTGGTGTCGGCTCCTGTGTCGAGCAGACTCTGCTCGGAGGAGGTATCGGTGGTGTCTTCCATAAATGGTATCAGTCAAAACTGCGCGTCAGTTTTGATGCGGGTGGTAACCGAGATGGGTGCGGCGTCCGGCGTAGCGGATCGCGAATTCCTGCGGGTGGTAATCGCGCATCCATTCGACATAGGCAGGGGTCTTGTCGCCGAGCATCTGCTCCATTTCGGGTGCGGGTGGGATGTCCTTTTTGGGTTCGGTTTTCTTGCTCATTTCTTGACCTTGCGTTTGGGGGCTTCGATGTCGCCGTCCGCGATGACCGGCCTGCGGAGCATGGCTTCGATGTGGAGGACAACGCCTCGTTGACCGTCTCGCAGCGCGGCGACCACGGGGTTGAAATCATAACCAGGCAGAAAAACCTGCGAGTCGGTAGCGAACTGGTGCTTGAGGTCGGCGATGACCGCTTGGCCGTCCTTGCCTGCAAACAAGCGATGGTAGGCGTTGGTGACCTTCTGGCGCTCGCGCTCACGCCGAAGGGCAGCGGCTTTGTCTTCGGGAGCCATTACGCTTGTCCCATCATGCCGGGGAGCATCCCGGCGAGAGCGGAATCCTGTTTGACGCTGCCCGCTTTGCCGAGGGCGCTTGCGGCCTGCTCCATCTGCTGCGCCTGCATGGCCTGCTGTTGAGCTTGGGCGCGGGCGGCTCGTTGCTGCGCGACCATTTCCTCCTCCATGAGCCAGCGGGCGGGAAGACCATCGTTCCTCGCCATGTCGCGGCAGATTTCATCGAAATCAAAGTTGTCGAGCATCTCGGGCTTGATCTGCACATAGGGCAGAAGCATCTCGCTGGTTCGGACGAACGCAGCGTTTTCGAGAGACTTGATCGCGAGGGCGATTCGCGAGTTGTAGGCGACATCCGGCTCGGGAACGATGCCGATCATTTGCAACTGCTGGGGTGGGGGAGGGAACTTTCCGGCGCGGGCGAGGATCGCAAAAACCCGGCGAAGGAGCGGGTTGAATAGCTCGGTCGTGAGGCGGGCGAAGGTTGGGGAGAATTGGATGAGCTTCTCGCTGGCGCGTTCGGCGACTTCGCGGGCGGTCATCTGTTTTTGCAACTGCGCGAACATCTGGAAGAGATCGACATGGAAGGCTTCGTTGATCGCCTTGCGCTTTTGTTCGGCCCGCTCGACACCGATATCGTATCTCCCATTGGTTCCCCATTCCCGTGGAGTGGCGTTGGGATTGTTCGGATCGAAATAGGTCACACCCCCGGCGCGGAGGTCGATGTCGCCATCGAACCCAGCAGGAATCAAGATGCGAGGGAACGCATGAATCTCGGCGAGCGAGTCGAGTTGCTTTTCAAGGAAGTTGAGTTGCTTGCATTCCGGCAGCGCGGTCCACGATGGCGAGTAGCCGTAGCATTCGGAGTTCTTCCACTTGAGGTAGCGGGTGACGAAGAATGGTTGCTCATCGAAGCCAGAGGACAGGAAGACATGCTTGGATGCCTTGTCCACATAGACCGAGGCGTAGGGTTTGTTTGCGCCATCGCGCTTGCCTTGCTCGATCTCACCCGGACCACGGGGAGCGATGAGGTGGACGCAGGAAAACTTGCGGTTGGAGTTGGGTTTCTCCAGTTCCTTCTGCATCGAGTCGGTGAGGTTCTCCACGCCGAACTTGAGTGCGGCCTGCCGTGCCGTCATCTCATACTCGCGGCTGAGAGTATCGACATAGCCCTCGTCATCCTCGGAGATCGCGAACGATCCCAGATCGAGCTTTGTGAAATTGAGGGAATTGTTCTTCCCGGCTTCGACCAGAATTGCCGCCGTGCCGAATGCGCCACGGTCGAGATAGAGTTCGTGAATCTCGGTGTAGAAATTACTGCGAGAAAGTTCGGCCTGCATGACCTCGGTGCAACGCTTGAACCATTGCTCGATCTCGTCCTCGCTCTCCATCGCCTTCGGCGGTTCCAAGCTGAACCACCGGCTTTCGAGCGGCGTCATCCAACTGAGTTGACCATTGGCCAGAATCATGTTTGCCCGCACGGCGGTGGCGTCGAAGAGTTGCGCCTCGTCTTCGGTGGTGGGCGAGGTCGTCTGCGTGAACATCGTCGCCTTCCGGGGCATCACATACTTCGCGATGTCCTCCCAGAGCGATTCCCATGTGGCCCGCTGATGCACTAGTTCCGCATGGCGCTGCAAAACCTTGTCGGCGAGTTCGGGATTTTTTCCGGTCATTTGGTATCAGTCAAAACTGAATCAACCGAGAGTTGAGTAGCCGGTCGTCATGGGAGCCTGCGAGGATTCCCCGGCGAGAATGGATTTCCGCATCCCTTTTCTGCGAAGGGCTTCTTTTGCGGTATCCCCGGCAGGATCGCCTGCATCAATGTTTGCGGCTGGTGCTGGGGAATTCATCGCCCCTTGGCGTCTCATTTCCTCAATTTGAAATTGTTGGGCAGCGGCGGCTTCGGCTCGTTGTTTTTCCAGCAGTTCCATTTGCTTCTGCTGCGCTTCCCGTTGCGCTGCGGCTTGCTTGGCGCTTTCTTCTTGAAGGCTTTTTTGGGCTGCGGCTTGCTGGGCGGCCTGCGTCCTCATATCGTTTTGCTGCTGCTGTGCAGCCTGCTGTTCTTGCTTGCTCGGGCCTTTGCGTCCGCCTCCTCCAAACCACGCTAGGCAGGGTGAGAGGATGGGGTTGATTTCGTGGTCAGTAAGTCGCATCGCTTTTGGAGTTTTTGGGTTTCGTAAACTCGGAGCGGGCGGTCTCGCCGACTCCATGCGATGAATGGGAGACGATACGGAGCGAAGTTGCAAGGGTTATTTTGACTGATACCACTATATATAGTGATCAGCCAGCAGTTCTGACACAACCTGTGGTATGTGTGAGCGGCATCACGCCAGCGTTCCTCGGGGTCGTGAATGTCCACCGGGCGGGCGAGCATGAAGAAGTCCTCGGTGTTGATGACCACGCCATTCCATGCGGTGAGTTCGACCTCCTCGGCGAAACATCGCGGCTGCGGGTAGCGCCGATACAAGTCGAGGATTTGGAGTTCCAGTTCGCGTTTCACCGGCGGACCTTTCCGAATCCACCGCCTCGGAATCCTGCCATGACTCGGGTTGCTTCGTGGCGCTCGGCCTTGCGCGGGATCGCGGAGCGGTCGATGACCATCCCGCGTTTGATAGCCTGGTGCGAGAGACTGAACGCATCGCAGAAGTGACTGCTCCAATCATGCACCGGCACATCCTTGATCGTCACCCCATCGCGTTCTTCTTTGGAATGGTAGGCGTCGAGCGCCTCGATGCCATCCGCGCAACCGGCCTCGTTGATGTGAATGCGAGGGAACGCATCGTTGGCGAGATTGATTCCATCCCAAACGCTGATCTGCCGTGGCACAGGAACCACGCCGGTCAGCCCGCTGCGACCGAGCGCCTCCTGCCAGAGTCCTCCCACTTCCGCTGCGGCGTCATGCGGGATGTAATGCCCCCCGTAGCCGTATTGGCGCTCCTTGAGCCGTGCCGCCCAATCCGCCGGGGTTTTGCATTCATCGGACCCGGAAAGCGACTCGATGTAATTGATGCGGTCGCCGACCATCTGCCAAATCCACACCTTCTGGTTGAGCGGAGCGCCGACATCCCAGCTTGTGTATGTCGGGAGTTCTTTGAACCACAGCACATCGTTCGTGACCCGCTTCTCGGCGCGGGCCTTTTCCAGACTGCGAACATAGATCGCGCCCGGGCGACCGATGTTGAACGAGCATTCGTATTCCTGCTGGAACGCATTCTCCGTGGTCCCGCGCCGGATGTCGGCGAGTTCCTCCTCGGGAATGATGTGGCTCTCGCTCGCCTTGAGTTGGAGTGTGAACCAATCGTTGTCAGCACACGCCCGGTTCCACATCTTCCAGAAAATGTTTCGCCCCTTCGGCGTTCCCACCCATGTCGCCCAGCCTTGGTAGTCGGTCAGAGTTGGCCGGATGACATTGTCCCATGCCGCTGGGTCGAGGTCGGCGGCCTCGTCCATCACGACCCCATCGAGGTAGATTCCGCGCAGGCGCTCGTAGGCTTCGCCCGAGTAGAGTCGGATCGTGGCTTCGTTGTGAAAGGTGATCGCGAGATCGGCCTTGTTGATGACCACGCCGGGGATTTGCGAGGTGAACTGGACAAGGTATTTCCACGCGATGTCCTTTGCCTGCTCGCGAGTGGGAGCCACATAGGCGTAGCGGAGCGGTGGTCCGCTGCGCTTGTGTGAAAGCGCCTTCGCGATGAGGTCTTGGATGCAGACGAAACTCTTCCCGGCGCGGCGGTGCAGCACCATCACCGACCAGCGTTGCGTCCGGTGCAGGTAGCTCGCGAGTTGCGGGCGCGGGATGATGTCGATGTTGATCATGGTTGCTTCCACATCCAAACCCACTTGTCTCTACCGGGCCTTCCAGATCGTGTATCGGTTCCGGATACAGAACGACCCACCCGTTTCCATCCATCAAATCTATAGGTTTGCCCATTGTGCAGGTCGGCGTCTTGGTAGCTCACGGCATAATCGTATCCGAGTGCAGGGAACACGAACTCCCTCCACAACCGCAGAGCAACACGGCACAGTCCGCCTCGGGCAGCGCATAGGCGCGATAGCTCAATGGTGTTGTCACGGGTCATCCATTTGCAACCACCGCCCACAACCGGGGAGATAAGGTTGCTTGCGGTCGTGACGGCCACGGCTCGACCTTCGTGAACTATCGCATGGCAGGTTGCATCTTGATTCCCTCGGTGAAGCGGTCCCATTTTGTGACCCCAGTTTTGAAGGCACAAATTAGCTTCTTTTAACGAGACTTGTTGAAATTCAACAAACGGAATCAAAAGCGGATTGATGTTAGTTTCCACCGATGCGGAGGTTGATGTCCATGGCCCCGGCGACCTCGATCTTTTCCGGTTCGTTCCATCCCATCGCCTTCGCGAGCATCTCGCCATACTTCGCGCAGGTCGCCGATTCCGGCGGCATTTCCATGAACCGGTCGCGGAGCGTTTCGAGGTAGGTCTCGCGTTTGTAGCTCATCTTGGATTCAGCCTTGGCGCGGAGTTCGTCAACCCTTTTGCTGATTTCAACATTTTTCAACAATCGCTCGCCTCCCTGTCCGGCTCCCTTTTCGGAGTAACCGGCGCGGATGTAGGCTTGAGTAAGCGAGAGACCGCTCGCGACCCCTTGGCAAAAAGCCTCTTGTTTCGGGTTCAATTTCATAGGGTTGATGGTATCAGTCAAAACTTGTCTTGACAAGATTCTCGATTTTCCCCCTCATACTCCCCCTGTATTGCTATTTCGATCTGAGTCATTTCTTCGGACTTCGTTTTGACTTTGGTTTGCCGGAATAGGATTTCGATGGTTTCCGGGTCGTCGTCTTCGATGAGCTTCGCGTAACGCAACTGGTCGATGAGTGGCTTGCATCCGCCTGCGAAGTTGTCTGCATCAAGTAAGCGAACGGATTTTCTTTCAATGCGGAGTCGAGTGCGTGGCGGGCGCGAACCTTCTCCTTTTGGAGTGTCGTCCAATGCTGGCCGAGGAGCCGGTTGAGGCTGGGCGTGAGGTATCCGCGCAGTTGAAGAGTGAGAGAATGAACCATCGGGGTTTTGCCGGTAGCCGAGTTGTCTGAGTTGCTCATGGGTCCAGTTCATCGTTTTTTTCGCTCCCGCAGCATCTTGATGATCTGCGGAAATTTCGCCGGGTAAAATGCCGCATCCTTGATTTTGTCCGCAGGTAAATCCATCGTGCTGCAGACTTGCGTGAACGCTCGGTTCTTAAAAAAATGCCGAGCCGACCGCCGAGCCTCCACCATGATCGCCCTTTGGTGTTTTGATTTGTATTTCTGGCGGTTCCAGATGTCCTCGACCGCCTGCAAGATGATGTTGCAGGCTAAGTCTCGGACCCCTTCCAAGTGGTAGTCTTTAGAAGGAGATTTCGTCATCGGAGGCGCGGGCGGCGGCGAGGCGTTTGTTGAGCGTGGCCAACCGGTCGCTGGAGAGCGGTTCGGTTTCCCGTGGTTTGGATTCCAGCGGGTTGAGCCATTTGATCTTGTGGCGAAGTTGGCCGTTGTATTCCTCGGCCTCGACCGTGATCCGGCACTTCTGGCCGAGAAACGGCGACTTGCCAGCGTCCAGCATTTTGATGTCCCACTCGCGGCCAAATGCCTGGTCGAGCGTGTCACAGGTCCGCTTGGTTGCCTTTTCGGTGAGCCAGCCCTGCCAGACGATTTCCCGTCCATGCTGGTCGCTATCCGGGTCATCGATGAGGAGCGGCACTCGGATAAAATCCGTGCCGGTCTTCGTCTTGCCCAGCCACCCGTTGCCGGGTTGCTTTACTTTCGCGATGTATTTGCCTTCGGCGGTCACATAGCGGTTTTGTTTTTCTGCGAGTTCGTGTGTTGTTGTCATGTTGTTTGGTTGTTGTTGTTCGGGGTATCAGTCGAAACTTCGTTTTTATGCGTTGATAATTTTCGTAAACTCCGATAACCGCCGGAGGATCGGCTCGCCCCTGTCGGACGAGAGCATTTTTCTGAGGTCGCCCTTGGCGGCGTTGGCCGTCCAAATGATGGGCAGTTCGTGGGAGGATCGGTGTTCCAGCAGGTCGAAGAGTTCCAACTCGCTGCGCTCGGTCATCTTCTGCTTGCCGAGGTCATCGAGCAGCAGCACCTTCGTCCGGCGGCAGCGGGTCAGCGTGTCCTCCGCCAAGGCTTTGGCCTGCGGATTGTCGTGGAATTGGTCCGCGCAGGCTTTCGCAAATCCCGTGGAGGTGATGCCAAAGACACGCAAGTTCTCAAAATGCAGACGCTTCAGCAGTATCCAAGCCGCCCGCGTCTTCCCGCAGCCCGCAGGCCCGACGAGACCGAGGCCGACCGGATTAAAGCGCCATGCCTCGCATTCGCGCAGGAAGGCCGCAGGAATGCGTTTGGGGTCGCTTTCTCGGTAAAGTGGTGGGCAGATGGCATGGAACGCCTCCTGCCGCCTCTCCTGCTCCTCTGCGGCCTGCTCCTGCTTCAGCCTTTCGATTCTTTCGAGATCGCACTCGTCGCAGAGGATTTTCACATTTGGGAAAATCCGGAGCAAATCCTCCCCCGGCACCGGCACCGAGTTGTAGCACGACTCGGTCGCGCAGCATTGGACCGTGGCTACCATTGCTCCACCTCCTCAACCTTGGCTGGCGCGAGCGCCGGTTCCACCTTGTTGAGCCAGTTGATCACAAACTGGCGGGTCTTCTTGCGACCGGGGCGGGCGAGAAGCCACGCATCCATCTTGCGGGACTCCGCATCGACATCGATGCCCGGATAATGCCTCCGCATCTCAGCCCAAAACTCCTCATCGAGAAGGTAGGCGTTGCTTTGGGGAGCGGAGCGACCTACTTCCTTTCCTTTCCCTTCCATTACATTCCTTTCCTTTCCTTTCCGTTCGCGGTCAGCTTCGCCATCCTGTGAACCACCTGCTTCACCTTCTGGTTGAAGCTGTGCTTCAAGCTGTGCTTCGCGGCGTGCTTCACCACTTGCTCGACCACCACGCGAAGCAAATTCGCGTTTTGCTTGAACCTCTGCTTCCTTCGCAACCGGATAGAATGCAATGCGTAGGTCGCGCCCGCGCCACTCCCAAAGTTGCGCTTGTGCGGAAACCTCGCTTGCCAACACTCCGCAGGTCATCTGCCATTGCCGGTCTTTCCACTCACGGCATCCCTTAATGACGCCGCCGTTTTCTTGGTCGGAGCAGTAAGCGAGAAGGGACAACCAAGTCGCCCGCTCGACCGGCTCCGCCCCGACAAACGCCGGGGAGCGGAGGTTCGCGATCTCGATATTGAGCCACCTCATTTCATGCCTTCCTTTCAAACATGGCGATTGGCCTCATGTGAGCGCGGGAGGAAGACATGTAGCCCACCTTCTGCCATGCTTTTGACTTGAAGATCGCACCCATGACTCGCGGGTCGATGTTTGCAGGAGGTGGACACATCTCGCGAACATCGTTGACCGTGATGACGCCCCTCTGATTGGCGAGGGATTCCGCTGCGAGTCGGGCCTCGGCAAGGTAGTCCTCACGGGTTGTCTCAAACAGGTCCATGACGGTTTGGAGATCGTTCATTTCAGCGCCCTCGCTTTCTTTGGCTTGTCCTCGACGAGCTTCACGATGTCGGCCTTGCGTTGCGCGTTCTCCTCCCTCACCGGCATTCGCATTTTCTCATGCCATTCGCGGAACGCTTTGCCACCCATGTCGCCACCCATCGCCGCGACCAAGTCATCGAGGCCCGACTTCCCAGCCACCGCCGCCGAGACAATGGCCAGCCGGTCGAAATACTCGCTGCCGCTTTGGTGCTGGAGTTTCCAACCGGGAACCTCCCCATTGGCCGCGAGGAGTTCCTTCGCCGCATCCTTGATCGGCTTGAGGAGTTCCTTCTCAAAGATCGACGCCGCCTTGAGGAATTTCCCCAGCCGATCCGGGTCGGCCAGAATCCCCTGCCGGACATCGGCCAGCGAAACCGACGACTCAACGGTCGCCAGCGTTTGAACGACCGGCTCGACAACCTGTGGGCATCGGTCTTTTTTGAGGCACCATGAGCAATACTCATTAGCGCAGGGCTGGCGGTTGGGATCGGTCGCCGAGGCCACGATCCCCTTCACCCACGCATCCGCCTCCTCGTAGGTGTAGCGGTAGTGGACGACTTCGCGCTGGTCGCAGAATAGCAACACACACTCCCACTCTTTCGCGAATGTGCGGTCCATGTTGCCGAGAGCGTAAGCCGCCTGCTGCTTGTGATAACTGCGTGGCTGGCCCGACTTGAGGTCCATGCTCATGGATTTCGCATTCACTCGCGAATCCTCCGTTCCCTCATGCGAGAGATGCGGCGTAGTAACTTTGAGGAGCGCCTCGTCAGCGATGATTTCATGTCCTTCGGCCAATTCCTTGGCCGTTGTGACCGCCCACAGCACCGCATCCTGCTCGTCGTCAGAGAGCGAGAGGAACGGCTGGCGCTCCCCCATGAGAAGACCCCGGTAAGCCACATCCATCCGAGTCCCACGCTCCGCCGCAGGGCCGGAGACGGGGTTGGATTCAAAGCACGGACACAGGTCCAGCTTGTCGAGAGCGGAGTGCCGGATCATGCGACCTCCTTCAAAACGGCCTCGATGAATCGTGGCGTGTTCGACAGCACTCGGTTGCGGTAGCCCTCATCCGCGATGTCGCGGAATGTCTGGCCCTCAGTGATCTGGCCTTTGGCAATGAGGAAGGCGTTGACCTTTGCCTCATGCTCGAAAATGCGCTTTTCCAATTCGTCCGCCCAATTTGGGGTTTCCGATGGAATTGCCTCGGTATCAGCCGAAACCGCCACGGCCTCGACCTCGATCAGCTTCGGTGCTTCCGCCACCGGTTTCTCCACCCGCACCTTTTCAAAAGCCACCGTGTTCTTGGCGATGTCGCGGGCCTCGTCCTCATCGGTGATGCCGGAGATTCCAAAAGCCACACGCACGGCCTCCTTCACCGCCTTGTGCCGAAGCATCCGGCGAGGGAATTGTTTCCACGGCTCCGTGGGACGGTAGCATTCCGCAAAATACTCGGTCACCTTGGTCGCGTGGGTGCGATCCTTGCGGTAGACCACCGCCGTGACCGATGCCGGTTTGCCGTCCGGGCCATCCTCAAACAAAAACTCGATGCCGTCGAATTGGGGTTGCGAGTTAAGGATGTGTAGCCACCCGTCCACCGAGACGACCGGCGTGATGCCGCCCTTGCTAGGGAAGGCGTAGATTTGCTTGGTGAGTGGGTCTAACCCGTAGCGGTTGCTCACGGCAACCAAGGCCAGCATTTCTTCGTTGCTCGCGCCCTTGAAGCAAGTTGCCTTGAGGGTGTCGAGGAGTTTGGAGGGGTCTACGGACAAGCGGTCGGCCATGATGCCAAGCGCCGTTGCCCGAGGTTGTTTGACTTCGATCTGTGTTTCTGTATTTTTCATTTTGTTAATACTGCGTTCTTGTGGTTTTGACTTGGCCCCGTCGGATTGCCGTCCTTCGGGGCCGTTTTTTTTAGATAGATTGGCCTGCGCGAATTTTTACCAGTTCGTCTGGCATAGGCAGTTGCAGCGCGGCGTAGAGTGCTTGCAGGTGCTTGCAAACAATGCGTAGCCGGTCATGTGGACTCTTTGCGCCGGTTCGCTTGCGAATTCCAAGCTGAAGGCGGGCATCATTGGTATGGCTTGGAGTGACCTCAAAGCCCAAGTCCAAGGTCGCTTGTTGCGCCAAAGCTGCGCTCGTTGCCTTTTGGGCTGTTTCCTTATTGAACTCGATGTAAGCAAATAACTTATACCGCTGAACTCCTGTTAGTTTTACTTTTTGCATTTTTAGTTTTGTGTTGTGGTTTAACTGCATTCTTCTTGTGGTGAGGGTGTTTAGTCCTCGAAATCTTCCCATTCCGCCCATCGCCTGCGGCGTTCCTCGAAACGGCGCATGCGGATGAACATATTGCGCTGCCCGCAGAGGTAGCTGGCGAAGCACGACCCAAGCGTGAGGATGGCGAGGGCGATGGCGAATCCTGCACTCATCGGGCCAACCTCCATGCACAAAGGCCGAGGATCACGACCGGCGATACCATCCAGATAAAATCGAAAGCGTAGTCGAGGCAGCGAAGGATCGTGTCCATTAGGAAGCCCTCCGGGTGTTGAGGCTCGCACGGCGCTTGTCTGCCCACCATTTCTCCAGCGAGGGCCGAAGGATGCGCCAGCCGCCACGGTCGCCACGGGGCTTCTCGGCGGTGAACATCCCCTTGTTACAAAACTGCCGGATCGTCCATGGCGCGTAGCCGGTGAGTTGCGCGGCTTCTTCTACGGTCATCATTATGTTCATGGGTTACTAAAACCTTTCTATAAAAAAATTGTTTATTCTAGAGACTTTATGTATGCGTCTTTAACTTGGCGGGTTACTAAAACCTGCTCCAAAAAAAACTCGACCTGCCGACTGGTTGGTCTTTTGCCTGCTGCCGCCTCAACTTTTACTCTGGCGACTAGCTCTCTTGGAAGCCACACGGCCAGCAGCTCTTTTTGTGGCTTCGGCGATAGCGAGGTAATCTTCCGGCGCGAGGGTGGTTTGGCGAGTGGCATGGGTAAGAGTTTCTTCAATGAAAGCGGTGATTGTCAGCCCACGGGATTTGGCAGCTTTGCGAACCCGTGCCGCCAATGTGCGAGGGATATAAAATCCGATCACTTCTTTGTCGGTGGAGTGTTGGTTTGGCATGACGATGAAGATTCCTATCCGAGGTTACTAAAACCACACAAGAATTATTTTTCAATGGGGTGTTCACCTACCATAAAAAAACACTTGACATCCGCTTGCAGACTGGGTTTGCGGGCGAAATTATTTTTTCTGCACTCGCGTTTTCTTCGCCTTGTTCTCCATCACCCGCGCAATCACCTTCTCGCGGTTCCGTTGATACCAATCCGCCTTGCGATCCTTCTCCGCCTCCTTGAATTTGTCGTCCGTGCGGTAGCGATCCGCATATTGCTTCGCCATGAATTTCCGCTGCGTTTTTTTGTTGGCGTAGGGCATAGGTCAAATCCTCCAGAACGCCTTCCAATCTGCCCGCACGGCGGGAACCGCATAGACCCGCTGCACCATCGCTGGCGAGGTGTGACCCATTTGGTAGGCCGTCAATCCCGCATTACCGCAGCGACCGAGGTGGTAGGTCGCGAACGAATGCCGAAGCGCATTCTCTGGCCAGCCCTCCCAGCCAAGAGCAAGTGCCACGCGCCGCCGAGCCTCATGCAACGCCTCCAGCGATCCTTTCACGATCACACCTTTTTTGCCTTTGAAAAATTCCCTCCGCTTCACCAGCGGCTCGGTCATGTCTACGACTCGCTCCAGCATCCCGGTGGTCTGTTTGCTGACCTCGGGCCGAATGTGGATTTGCTTCGATTTGAAATCCACATCCTCCCAATTCATCCGCGCCACCTCGATGGTCCGCAGGCCCGCGAACCCGCCTAGCAGCACCAGCGCCTTCACATCATCCTGCATCGGCGCTTTGAGCAGTTCCTTCATTTGCGAAGCCGTCAAAATGTTTCGCGCCGGTGTCGCCTTCGGAGACCGCATCCCCTCGACCGGCGACCTCTCGATGAACCTCATCCTCGCGGCCCATCGGAAAAACATCCGAGCATAGCGAAACCACATCGCCCGGGTGGTCGGCGAATCCGAGGTCTGGTTAAGCCACCGAGTCAGCGCCACCGGCTCGATGGCAGACAACGGCCCCGACCATTTCGAGGACAGTTCCCGGCACAACATCTCGACCTTCGCAAAATGCGACTTCGATTTGGTCGCGTTCTCCGCTGCGAACATCCGGGTCGCCACCGCCACCGACATCCCGCCCTCCTTGCTCCTCACTCCCTCGCGCCCCTTCTCGCGCAAGACATCCACCAACCGCGCCCCCTCCGAATGCGCCTCCAACTCCGTCTCAAAAAACATCCGTTTCCGATCCCCGAAATGGGACGCCTTCAAATCCAGCACCCATCGATTTCGCGAATCTTCAAACCGCACCGCATAGGGGTTGTGTTTCATTCTGTTGCTTGGTGTTTTGGCAGTCAGTGCCAACTAGTGCCAAAAACATCCCCTCAAAAGCAAAACCACGCAACAGAAAAAAACACGAAGCAAAAGATGAGGGAGGTCTGTAGACCCGCTTGGGAAAAGGCTCCAGAGGCTTTACTGGAGGAGCGGAAGGGGTGGGATTTGAACCCACGGCAGGTTGCCCTGCGTTCGATTTCGAGTCGAGAAACGGCTACTGACTACGAACGATTTACAGGAGCGGTGCCAGAAAGTGCCAAGACAGGGCGGATTCGGATGAAATTCCGGGCGATTGTTTTCTGGCGGGCTTTGCGCCAGACGCCATCACCGGACTCGGAGTCGCGGTCGCCTCGGCCATTGGTGTTTCCTTCGATGGTGATGATCTGGTGGCCGGAATCGGACTCGACGATTCCGACATGCGAGAAGTCGAAGACGACAATGTCGCCGGGTTGGGCGAGGTCGCGTTCGTGCAAGATCACCGAGGTTTTGGGGCGGGACTTCGCCCAGCCGATGAAACCGTAGGCGAGCGCGGTCTTTGGTCGCCATTCTTCGGGCGTGGAGGATTGCAGGTTGAGCCAGTCGCGGACGCCGGGTCGGTCGAGCCACTCGCGGATGCACCAATCAACGAACGCAGCGCACCATGGCCACGAAGCTGGCTTGAGGTTGGTGGCCCGCTGGTAGTCGCGGATTTTGGATCCGTTGTTGTTGCCTCCGATCTCGCGGACCCCGACTTCTGCTGCTGCGATTTCGGCGAGCAGGCGGGTCATTTGTCTTTGAGGGCTTTTACCTCGCCGAATTTCGACCAGGCATAGGACAGGTTGTCGTCTTTCGGGAGATCGGGGTTTTGCACCGGCATGTATTTGACGGAGACGCTGAGTTGCAGGTTGCCCATCTCGCCGACTCGGTCGCCGAACGGCGGGACCGGGATGCTCACGCAGGAGGTCAAGAATGCGAGGGCGAGGAAAATCCAGCCCAGCATGATCATCCCTGCGGCGATCCGGCCCGGGGTCATTTTTCTTTGCGAAGCAGATTGATCAACCCAACTGCGGATAAACCAACCGCCAAGATTCCCTCTTGAAGTTGGGGTTCCAGACGCAAACCGCAGGCGGTCAAAATTAAAATTAAGCCTCTCCAAGAACTTTGCTCCTGCGCCCTGTTTAAAATGTAGGTGATGAGGTTTTTCATGGTTGGATGGTATCAGTCAAAACAGGCGAGTCAAAAATCAGTCCTCGGTGGTGGCGTTTTGGTAGAGGCCGAGCGCAGGCTTGACCATGTTGAGGAGGACGGCGGGCGCGGCCATGGTTGGCGTGACTGCCATCGAGCGGAAGATGTTGTTCCATTGTTTGAGCATAGCTTCTGGGTCGCTGAAGTTGAAGGCGTCATCGAGGTTTGAACCGGCGCGTATTGCCGACTCGGCGGTGTTGAGGAGCGGGTTCTGCGACGAGGTGAAATACCCTTGGCCGGTGAGCTTGGAGAGGGCGACCTCGGCCACTGATCCTGCGAAGAAGAATCCTTGGAATGGGGCGAGGAGCATGGCTTTTGCAAAGCCGCCGATGCCCCAGATTTCCTCGTCGTCGTCATCTGAGAAGGTGTCTTTGAATGCGCTGGAAATGACATGCGAGACAAGCGCCATGAGTTCCACGGCGACGATGCGGCGGATGTGTTCGCTGGCGTTGCCTCGCCGTGTGGCCAGCCCGCGAGCGGCATCTGCGAGGATGGCGGTCTTGAGGCGCGGGTCGGACATGAAAAGGAAAAAGGTTTTTGCAAAAACATTCCCGTTGTTTTCGATGATGCTTTTCTGGCCGAAGCTGACCGGCTGCGCGAAACGATAGATGGCCTCGCTGGCGGCATTGAGTGCGGCTTGCTTGGCAAGGTTCTCTGGCATGCCTGCGTCGAGGGCGTCATTGAGGTTGGCCCTGTAGACGATGGCGCTGGAGATCGAGGTTCCTGCGGAGTCGAGCCAGTTGATTGGGGTCATCGATGCCTCGGCGATCTTCGCGGCGAAATTTGGTTTCCCGGCATAGCGGGAGAAAAGGAAACGCGCCTCGGCGGTTGCGCCTCCTTGGAGCCGGTTCTGGATGGCATCGGATTCCCAGACGGTCTGGATGTCTTCGATGATGTCGCCGGGTTGCGAGAGCGCCGAGGCGATCTGCTTCATGTCGAGCGAGAGGCCGAAGCGGATTGTGTTCTCAAGCTGCATGGCGAGCGTCTTGAGATTAAATCCGAGCGAGGCGACTGCTTTGCCGGAGATGGCTGTGCCGATGACATTGTTGAGCCATGCGGATTCGCGGGCCTTGTTGCCGCCTCGTTGTTCCAATTGGTCTGCCCAGAGTTCGGCGCTTTTGAGGACGGCATCTCCGTGCTTTTGCTTGAGGGATTCACGGACTTCCGGTGAGGAGAGCAATGCGCGGAATTCGCGGGCGAGTTCGGCGAAGTGGACCCAGTGCGCTTGCTGGGCGATGTGGCCTTGCGCCACGGTGAGGGCATCCTCTGCAGCGATCTTGGCAGAGTGGGTGACACGGGTTTTGGCAAAACTCGGAGTCGTGCCGGTGGCGGTCGGCGACCCGTCGAGGCCGATGTCCTTTGAGTCTTTGGCGTTGAGGAACCGGGTCGGCGCGTAGTTTTTGACCTGCGGCATGGTCATGCCGAAAATTCGCGAGTAGACCGGATTCACGATGCTTACGCCTTTGCCGTAGAGGGCTTGCAGGTAGTTGATGACGGATCGGGAGACAGGATCGTTAACGAGCGCCTTGAGGTCGGCTGCGCTTTCATCAGTCCACCCTTCCTTCCGCATCTTGATTTGGACATCCGGTTGGTTCCATGAGAGCAGGAGTTGGATGGCCTTGGCGCGGGACATATCGAGCCTCACATCCTCTCCACGGAAGATGACTCGCTTGATCGTGACATATTCTTTTTGCGTGTCCGCCGGGAGTGCGGCGAGTTCGTTGCGGAGCGTCTCGATATCGGCATCGGTGAGCTTGCTTCGGTCGGCCTCGCCGGTGACGATCTTTTGAGCAAGTTCGATGGCGATGCGCTCGTCCTTCACTTTGCGGCCTTCAAGGTAGGCTACGGCATTTTTCTGATCTCCTTTGAGCCAGAGCATGGCATCGCCTGCGGACATGTTGGCGGCTTTCGCGCCTTCCCGGACGGCATCAAGGATGCCTTTGCCATCGCGGATTTCTGCGGATTGCGCGGCCATGTCGGCTTTGCGGAGACGCACGGAGAAGTTCGCGGCGATCTCCGGCGGGAGCATGGCGGTGACGAACTGCTCGAAACTGGCGTGGTCGAGAAGGTAGTTGTTCCCGACCTCGGTGATGCGTTGCATGAGTCCCTTGTCGGCGAAGCGTTTTTTGGCTGTGCCTTTGCCGAGCCATTCGATGGTCGCTGCGGCACGCGCCCTCTGCTCGTCGATGCGGGCCTGCTCCTTGATCCGCCACGCTTCGCGTCCCATTTGCAGTTGACCTTTGAGCCAGTCGAGACCCTGTGCGAGCGTCTCGGACGAACGGTTGTCGAGGTCGCCAAATGTGTTGAGGATCGACAGCTCTTCAGAGAGAGCGGAGATGTCCTCGGCGGTGGCGTCCGGATTGGTGAGCGCGGCATCAATCTCGTCCATGCGCTTGGGCGTGGCCTCGTCGTCAAGGAGGGTGGCGCGGTAAACCATGTCGGCGAACTTCTGCGTCTCGGCTCCGAGCGTGGATTTGCGGACTCCGTTGTCACCGGCCTTCGGGCGGGATTGCTTCACGGCCTTGGTGATGGCCTCGGTGTATTCGCGCACCAGCACCTTTTCGAGTTCGGTGTCGATGCGCTTGATGCGGTCGCGGAAGAAGTCGGCGAGGGCTTTGTCGGCTCGCTTGCTGGCGAGGTTTTCCTTGGCCGTGTAGCCTGGTGGTAGCGAGACCTGCTTGCCTGCTTGGCCGATGTTTTGGCCTTCCTTCATCCATGCCGAGATGATCGCGCCGTCCATGTTTTTGGCTTCGGAGACTTTCACTCCGTCCTTGAAGACATCCATCGGAGCGATGTTGGCGAGGACGGTGTAGCCGCCCACGCGCCCACGCACTTCGGGCGGGAGGACT